AGCGCTCCCATCTGCGTATTCGATAACGTCCAGCAGGATTTGCTGTTTATTTTCCATACCTTAGTATACCACAGTTAATCCAAAAATTCAAGCGTTGATTTTTCGGGTCATTTGTTGATCGCGTAATTTTGGGCGTTTCAGGGCGCTGTGGTAATATTTTCCTAACACATTTTGGAGGTGAGCTATGGCGATGAAACCATGCAAGGGTTGCCCTACCCCCGCGGCTTGTAAGCGTGCCGGGCAGTGTCTCGGTAAGAAGTATGGCAAGTAAACCCAAGAAGGGCTTGTGGGACAACATCCACGCCAAACGCAAGCGCATCAAAGCCGGATCCGGCGAACGCATGCGCAAGCCCGGCGAAAAGGGTGCCCCCACGGCAAAGGCGTTACGCGAGAGCGCAAAACCAAAAGCCAAGCCAAAGTCGAAGAGTAAGAGGAAGAAGTGATGCCAGGATATCACAAGGGTAAGAAAAAAGGCGGCGGCAAGAAAAAGTAATGCCGACTAAGCGCAAGAAGGTGCCCGCGTCTAAAAAGTACGCCGACGGCACAACCTACAAGGATAGCGAGGGAAAGACGCACAAGCGCATCTCTCGGCCGGGCACGAAGCGTGGCGACGCGTATTGCGCGCGCACAGTAAGTCAAAAGCGTACCCCTAAGGTGCGGGTCCGACGCAAGGCGTGGGGCTGTAGCGGTAAGAAGAGCGTGAAGAGATAACATGGGTAAAATTGATTTAGGCGTCGACACGTTATTGGGCATGGTGGGCAAGGCTCCCGGCAGCGATCCTCGTTATCGCGGCGCGGCCCCCAACCGTTCAGATTTTACATTTCTGCGCTACCAGCCAAACAAGCTGCCAGCCCGCCTGCAACGCTCGCTGAGCGCCTTACGCGACCCCAGCAACCCTATGCGCCAGGATATGCTGAGCAGCATCGAGGCTGGCCTGGAGGTCGGCGAGGATTGGTATAACACCGAGGAGCTGCGCGACTGGTTCATTGCCGGGTACGGCGAGGAGGAGGGTCACCGCCAGTGGTCTGAGTTTCTCGACCTGGTTGGCGCGACGTCTCCCGGGTCCAAGGTGCCGCCCAACATCGGCAACGCGTCCGCGGTGCGCCAACGTAAATACAACACAGCTCCCGTCGAGGGCAGCAACATGTCTTACATGGAGGAGCTGCAAAACATCGAAAACCTGGAAGACGGGCGTCGCCTGGCAAAAACCCGCAAGGAGGGTTACGGCCACAAGACCGCGGGCTTGCAGGAGTTGATCGCCGGACGCCAGGTGCAGGGCGACTGGGATGCAATGGCAGAGCCTGGCGTGGCGCCGTCGTCTGGATCCTGGACAGACAACCCCAAACCAAAGGGCTTCACGCAATCACTGAAGGGATCTGAGAAAAACATTGCCGCGGATTTGCATTTCACGCGTTATTTCGGCATGGCCTCGATGGATCCCGATTGGTTGGCGGTCGCAGGCACTGAGGTTGGCAACGAATTCGCGGAGGCGTTGCTGGCGAAATACCCGAAATCCAAAAAATATTTTAAGGTTAACAAAAACGGCAAATACGGGTTTAACCCTAAGGCCGCGGTCAAGGATGGCGTCGTGCCAATTGAGGAAATCGCGGATAACCCGGTTGTCTGGTCGCAAAAGCCCAACAACGCCGAATACGGCGCCATGGAAGACTTTATGTTTGAGCTGGGCCAGGAGCTTGGCTTGACGGGTCCGCAAGTCCAGGCGGCGCTGTGGATGGGCGCGGCACGCAAGACTGGCGTCGACCCCACCAGCCAAACCACGTTTATGGGCGCCATACGTGATCGCGCGGATATCCAAGCGAAAAAGCGCGGCACGACCCGCGAACAGGTTTTGTATGACTTTATCATGAACAAGGGTTTGCTGTCTGTCCCGGCGGCTGGCGTCCTTGGCGCGTCAATGCAGGGCAACCAGGCGCAGGCGTCCACGCCCAGCGAAATGGAAATCCTGAAATACCTGGAGAGCACGCGATGACACCAGAGGAGCGGATCCGCGCAAAGGTCGCCGGGCTAAAGAAAAACCAAACGCAACGCCAAAGCGAAAAGCTACGCAACGATTATTCGTTATCTGTCGGCGTCGGCAACGAGGCGTATGAGATGAACACGCCGCGCACCCCCGCCCCCAACGCCCGCGGTCGAAATCGTGGCCGCACCGTCGAGCCTGGCTACAAATACAGCGACGAGGTTTTGCAGGCCGCGATGGACCAGGCGAACACCGACAACGCGATCATGAACGAAATTTTCTACAAAACGCTGCGGCAGACGGGCAACCCCGATTTGGCGACCGCTGCGGCAAACGCGGCGAGCTTCTCGCCCGGCGTGGGCACCATGATCGGTTTCGAGGACGCCTACCGCGCAGCCGCGGATATACCCGACGCGTACCGCGAGGGAGACTACATGGACATGGCGAAAAACGCTGGCATGGCCGCGATGGGCGTCGCCGACGCCGCGTTGACGCTGGCACCCTTTGCCAAGCAGATGGTCCGCGGGGCGCGCGGCTTGCCAAACGCCATGCGTAACGCCGGGAATGCTGCGTCGCGCGGCATTGACGCGATGGACAACTTTATGGCCCCTCGCCCACCCAAGCCAAACCAGTCCGCTCTATTCAATGAGGTAGCAAGATACCTCGAAAGCCGAGGTAACTAATGGCGATCACCACATACGCGGAGCTGAAAAGCTCGATCACTGATTTTCTCAACCGGGATGACCTGGACACCGTCGCGCCGGACTTTATCACGCTGGCGGAGGCTGACTTGTCCCGCAAGGTGCGTCACTGGCGCATGGAGGGCCGCGCGACCGCGGAAATCGACACGCAATACAGCGCCATCCCGGCTGATTTCCTGGAGGTCATCACGTTTCACGTCACGTCCGGCAATTTGCGCCCCTTGGAGCTAATCAGCCAGGCTGAGATGCTGCAACGGCGGTACGAAAATCTGGATACCTCTGGCAAGCCCGCGTACTACGCCCTGACGGCTGGCGAAATCGAGGTGTACCCCACCCCGGACGGCACGTACACGACCGAGCTGTACTACTACAAGCGGATTTCGGCGTTGAGCGACAGCAACACGTCCAACTGGCTGTTGGAGTATTTCCCGGACGCATACCTATACGGATCCTTGGTGCACTCAGCGCCTTACTTGAAGGATGACGCGCGGCTGCAACTTTGGGCGGCGCTTTACGAGCAGGCGATTGCCTCAATCAACCGCGAAAGCGAAGCAACCAAGTTCGGCGGGTCTGGCCGTCGCATGAAGATAAAGGCGTACTAAGATGAGCTTTTCAAACACCTACGAAACACACGTATTAAATTACGTTTTCACTACGACGTCCGTGACCCGGCCGACAGCCTGGTACTTGGCGTTGTTTACGTCCAACCCGGCGGAAGACGCCAGCGGCACTGAGGTCAGCACCTCCGGCACCGCGTACGCGCGTCAATCGGCGACGTTCACGGTTTCCGGCAACACCGCGTCGAATTCTGGTGCGATTGAGTTCCCGACTGCCACGGCGTCATACGGAACGGTGTCACACGTCGGCATTTACACGGCGTCTACTGGGGGTGACTTAATCGCATACGCGGCGTTGAGCACGAGTAAAGTGATCGACACGGGCGACGTGTTCCGCGTCCCTGACGGCGACCTAGACGTGACCCTAGACTAATGGCTGACACAACCTACCGCACCGGGTTTGGCACTGGCGCCTTTGGCGTCGAGGCTTACGGTGTGGACGGCGTCTTCAAGGAGGGTGCCGGGGTCGTTGTCGGCGTGACCTCTACGGTATCCGCCGTCGTCCGGGTGCGCCTCGCGGCGTCTATCCCGGCGACGGTGTCAACGACTGCATCAGACGCCCAGAGGGTGCGGGAAAGCGCCGCGACGGCATCATCCAGTACAACCAGCTCCTGCGCCGCTCAGCGCGTCCGTGAGGGCGACGCAACGCCAGCGGCCAGCGCGACACCTACAGCGTCAGCGCAGCGTGTGCGTGAGGGTGACGCCACCCCGGCGGCGGCGCTGAGTGGATCCGCGTCTGGTGAGAAGGTAAGGTTGGGATCCGCGACGGCATCGCCCGCGTTAACGAGTGCCGCAAATGCGGTGACAATCGTGAGCGTCTCGGTCGCCCTGCCCTGCTCGTCTTCCGTTGTCGCGGTTGGAAATCGCGTGCAGTTCAGCGGCGCGGCAATTGCGACGGCGGCGACATTTACGGCAAACGCCATTGAGAAATGGGAACC